AGAATCTGCCGAGTCCTTCATTCCCTTGAGTTCGTTCTGCAAGGTGGAGATTTCGCGCTTGAGACGCTGCTCCTCAATCTTGAGCATCATCTCGGCTTGCATCATCCGCTCTTCTGCAGCCACCTTCTGGGCGTCAACCTGAGCCCTTGCCATCTTGGACTGAGCGTCCAGCATCATCGCCTCTGCCTGTACCTGAGCCGCCATTGCGGCTGGGTCTGGCTGCGGCGGCGGCGGGGGCGGGGCCATTTTGGGGTCCATGAAGAACAGCTCAGGCGTGAGGCCCATCGCGCTGACCAGTTCTTTGTTGGCCATCCACATTTGTTCCGGCGCTACTAGCGACCCCATCGCTCCCGCCGCCGCGTACTTTTGCTGAAGGTCAATAATCTGCATCATCCCCATTACGCGACGCTCGCGGCTCTGGTTGCCCATGCCGACGCGCACCGTAATGTTCTCGCGCTCTCGCCACTCTCCGGGGTTTACGGGAACCCAACGATTGCGGAGCTTCAGGACCATTTCCCGGTCTTGGTTCTTGCTCAGGATTTCGTGGATATCCTTAAACAGCGGGACAAAGCCAACCTCGGCCATGATTCGGGCAATCATCTCAATCTTCATACGGGCCGCGTCGTAGGCCAGCGCGGCCACCCCGGTGTTCACGTTGCTGAGGGCGTTCTTATCAAGGCCAGCAACCTCGTCGCCAACGCCTGTGCGCTGCTTGATTTGCTGGTCCATGTACTCCATTAGCGGGAAGGTTTCCTGCGGCAGCGGAGAGGCAGGGAGCGGGGTCACATAAGCTCCAACGCCTTGGTCACCACGCACGCGGATAACCCCGCCAGGGCGGCTCGTCAGCAAGTCGTCCATGTTCACGAACTCATCGTTCACGATAGTCCGCGAGTTGTTGGCTAGGTAAGTGTTGTCTAAGACCTGACGCAACAGCGTGGACTTGATGTGCTGGATATCCATCGTCAAATCTGCGATGGAGAGTCCATAGAACTTGTGGGTCAGGATAACCGGGGTTGCTGTAGCAAACGGGATACGGTCGACCTCTTCCACGTCCAGCAGGGTCGCCGAGCCACCGCCATCAGGGTCGCCCGCGTAGGTCACCTTCAGTAGCTCGTCTATCCCGTCGTCATTCTTGTCGAGGTAGAGATAGCACTCGGTAATCCAGTAAACATCCCGGTTATAGACTGTCGCCAGACCTTCGTCGTCTAGGCGGTCTCGGGCAATCTTCTCGGGGGTATCTACGTCGTCAGAAGTCGGGAGGCTCTCGACAAGTTTGCGGTCGTACCCTGCTTCAATAAGCTCGCTCTTCGACTTCTGGACCCGCATATAGCAGGACCGCGCATCCTTGGCGTATGGGCTGGAGGCATCCCGGCTAATCCCAAAATCCTCAGGAGCTACGGGCTCAATGCGGACTCGGCCTTTGTTCTTAGTAACCTTGAAAGCCGCCGACATAGACCCATCTTCCTCTACAGTGACCTCAATAGGTTCACGGGTCACGGTAGCGTCAGACATAAGCTGAAGAATGCTCAACTCATCAAGGCCGGTGTACTCCTCCCGCTCCTCGATTTCGGCATCTTCCCACCAGATTTTCAGAATGCCGTTCTTCGATAATAGGGCGTCCTTCAGAAAGGTATAGGTGTTATAGAACCCTTTGTTCTGCTTCCAGTAGACGTAGTTGACCACGTCCGTTTCCTGCTCGGCCTGCTCTTCGTCCTCTGGCCCGACAGCGTCAAACTGAACCATATTGTCAGCATCGCAGAAGATGCGGACCAAGCTCGGCAGAATCCACTCGACAGTCTCCATGACTTCCCGAGTGATGACCTGACTCCTGCCCTCTGCCTCGTCTCCGTACTGCTCGCCTAGATAGTAGTCCAGCGCGGCAGCACGCTCATTGGAGATTTCAGAACCCCAACGCCCGATGGTGGAGGTGACCTCCATCTGGGCCTTGGCGAGAATCTGCGAGTCAGTCAGCTTGGGCATTTTTTTTCCGCCTGGTTTCGACAGAATCAAGTCTGGCTTCCAGCGCCTCTATCGCGGCTTTGACCGCTGTCAGTTCAGCACTCAATTCTGAAATTCGTTTTATCAAGTAAGCGGTATTCACAAGATGCCTTTATTTGAATAACTAATCGGTTCCCACCGCTTCTCGGTCCGGCCCTTGTGCATTGCGCCAACCCTGAACGCATCAGAACCGTGCGAAGCCCAGTCGTGGACAGGTCTCAGCCGGTAGGTTCTTCGCACCTCGTCATACTCCGCCCGATAGTGCCTAAGCGCGTTCAATCCTGCTGCACAGTGTAACGCATCGAACCAGCAATTCGGGAGCATTTTTCTGACTGCTTCTATGCCGTCCTCAATCCGGTGCTGAGGCTGGACAACCGGCCTTTGCCCCATCAGGTCGCTGAGGGTGTCCACTCGGGCTTTCCCGGTATCCAGACTTCGCTGCTTAGCGTCATGAGGCAGGACAATATCCCCCAGCGTCCACTTGTTATCTCTAGACCTCCCAAGGACTACCTGAGCGTAATGGCTTAGGGGTTCTGAGTTGTTTTCGTAGTAGTCCAGAAGTCGTATTTCCGGTCCGACCCTTTGGGCGAACCAGATAGCGGTAGAGTCTCCAATACCAAGGTCCCACCAAGTTTCAACAGGGTATCCTGGGTCTGCATTGATGTTACGAAATCTTCCTGACTTTTCTGCATCTTCAAGCAAACGCCCGTAATAAGCGCCGACAATGGCAGCGGTCCAGCTGCACTCGAACTCTTGGGAGTATCTCTCTTCACTCAGTTGTTTCCTCTGGTCCTCAAGTTCATCCTCGTCCACATACCCTGTTTCACTAGCCCGGTGCACCACCACATACCAATCCGGGTGTTCTCGGTACTTGTCATAGAGGTGATAGAAGGCATTGTGGCCCATGGGGGTGCCGATGAAGGTTGCTCGTCCCTTCCGGTCTGCCAAGGCTGGACGGATGATTTCCTCCCAAGTTCTTTCTGACATCTGGGCATATTCGTCCAAGGCCACAGCATCCAGATAGATACCTCGCAGGCTATCAGGACTGTCCGCCCCATACAGACTGATGCGGCCTCCATTCGGGAAGTCCGCCCTCAGTTCCGCTTGGTTATACGTCATCCCCGGAATAGCTCTGGTGAACTCTTGGAGGTAGTCCCAAGCCACCGCCTTAGCCTGCCGGTACAGGGGCGCAATGTAAGCGCCTCTTGGCCTTGGCTTCTGGCAGGTAATGATGTCCCGGACTAAATCGTTCAGCACCATCACCGTCTTGCCGAACCTTCGATGGCAGACCGCTATTGCCCATCGTTCCTTCCGGTTGTGGTAGTCGAGCTGAAGCGGTCTGGGGGCGTAGTTTATTTCGATACGCTGTCGGACCATGTAATGACAAGCTCAATCGGCCCATCTTCTCCGGCAATAGTCTGGCTGACCTTCCCCTCGAGGCGGTCCCCGATTTCCTTCAATGCCGCAATGTCTCCACCTTCAGCAGCGGTGATAATGGCATTCGCTAAGGAATCGAGCTTCTTACCCTGCATGACAGCGCGCCTGATGGCGTCGCTCCATACCTTTGTTTTGGTAGCGTTTTTATTTCCGAGAGGGGCTCCGCCGGGCACGTTATGTTAACTCCTTAATTTTTGACGCCTCGGGATTTTGTCACTTTTGGACTATTTGTACAATCCTACCACTTGACCTTGTCCGACCAATAGGCAGCAGAGGACTTCCCCTTAGCGATATTCTTGGCATGGCGAGCTTTGAATGATTTGCGTTTCTGTTTCATCTTGTCGCTTTCCCCTGCCTTGGGCTTGCCTGCGGTCTTGGCTCCCTGTTCCCCAAACCTGATGAGCTTCTCGGTCCCGTCGTAACAGGCTTTGACCATATGACTCTTGGTAGGGTGTCCTGGGGTGCGCCTTGGCTTGTTGCAGGGCAGCGTGTCTTTGTCGAGGAGTCCGGCCATTTAAGCACTCAACAGTAGGAGGATTTCTTCATCGTCTCGCAGCAGGCGTGCAAGTCGGCTTTCCTGAGCCTGCACCCTTGTTTCAATTTTGACAGCGGCTTTCTTAATCCGCTTGGCTAGGACTTCATCTCCAAGACCCTTCGCGATAGCGGCTTGGTCGTCTGCTTGCTGCTGGAGCTGCCGTAGCAACTCGATTTCTTCTGCCCTTGACCGGACAACAAAGACTCGGCCATTGACCGAAACCCGTTTCGGATATTTCGATTTCTTCCCTGATGCACCGCCTTTGGGGACAACAACAGGAACCCCGCCAATCTGGAAGGCGGAGTCCTGAAACGCATTCTGTTGAAATGCTTTAGCCATTCATCCAGGGCAGTTCTACGGCTCTTGGAGTCGGTAGCTTTTGCCCCTCAATCTGAGCCCTCACCATTTCTTCGTAGACTTTTGCTCTATCTCCGAGTGCAGCCAAGGTCCAGCCAATAGCCTCGTCAGAAGTAACGTTGTCCAAAGGAATAAAATTGCCGGGGTCAGGAGGAAGCAGACGAACATCGCTTGAAGCATTGCCTTTAAGCCCATTCTCTTCTCCAAGGCATTCAAAGTAACTGATTACTGCAACATTGGAGAGCGGGCCCTCATCGATAACCTCAAACTTCGTGACTTTCCAAGTGTAGTTAATCATTTTTCTTCACCTGAGCTTCTGCTTGGTCTTTGATTTTCAGAACCAAAGGCCAGGCCCCCGAAGATGTAGGGAGGTTTCCCAAGGTCTGAAGAATTGCATTTACTTCCTC